AACGCAGGCAAACATTTCCGTCACCACCGACGCCGCGAGCGGGACGCTGTATTTTGTGGTGACGAAAAGCGCGACCCCGCCGACCGCAGCACAGGTCAAGGCCGGGCAGAACGATCTTGGCGCGGCGGCGGTCTTTGCCGCCAACCTGCCAATCACGAGCGCCGGCAACAAGATTGTCACGGCAACGCCACTGGTGACGGCGACTCAGTATTGGGCGTATTTCATGCACGAGGTTCCGCCGTCCGAGCAATCGCTCGTCGCCGCGTCAATGTCGTTCACGACACCGTAGGGGGAAAAGAATGCCATCCGGCTTTTCCGAGACACAGATCTTCAACGCTGTGCTCGACAAGCTTGCCGAGGAGTCGATCCTCACAACGACCGACGACAAGGCCGTGGCGCGATGGCTCAACCGCAATTACCCGCTGCAGCGCGACGTCTTGCTGCAGCGGCACACCTGGAATTTCGCCATCACGCGCCAGGTGCTTGCCGCCTCGACCACCAAGCCGCTGTTTGAGTGGCGCTACCAATATCTCCTGCCCGACGATTGCCTGCGCTGCCTGCCGCTGACCACCGACGGCGCGCGGAATTCGCCGCCGGTCCCGTTCATTGTCGAAGGGCAATACATCATGACCAACGCCGGCGCGCCGCTGCGCCTGCGCTACATTTCGCGGGCGACCAATCCGGCACTGTTCTCGATGGTCTTCATCGACCTGCTTGTGCAGATCCTCGCCGCCAATTTTGCCTACTGGATCACCGGCAAGGCGAGCTTCGCCAAGCAACTGCTCGACATCGCCAGTAGCTCATTCATCGAGGCGGCGCGCATCGACAGCCTGGAGGGATTGCCCGAGGAGCCTTACGACGACGAAATCATAATGGTGAGGTGAGGCCATGCCGGGCCCGCTTTACCCGATTCAGCCGACATTCGTACGCGGCGAACTCTCCCCCCGTCTGTTCTCGCGTGTCGACATTGATCACTGGCGCATGGGCCTGGCCGAGTGCGTCAACTTCATGGTCATGAAGCAGGGCGGCATTCGCCGCCGGCCGGGAACGGAGTGGATCAACTACACCAAGATCCCGGGCGATCGCTCGCGCCTGGTGCGCTTCGTGTTCTCGACGCTGCAGGCCTACGTCCTCGAATTCGGCAACAAGTACGTTCGCTTCTATGCGAACGGCGGCGTCGTCAACAAGAATGCCGCGTCATTCATTTATTTCGATCCGACCAATATCGTGAATTGGACCGCGCACACGCTGGCGGTCAACGATCCGGTGACGTTCTCCACCACCGGGCACCTGCCGGGCCCGCTTGTGATCGGACAGACCTACTACGTCAAGACGGTGATCGACGCCGACAATTTCACCATTTCGGCAACGCCGGGCGGCGCGGCGATCGCCTGGACAACCGCCGGCGACGGCACCAATGGCGGGCTCTCGCCGGTCGAGCTTGCCACGCCGTACACGCTCGATGAGGTGTGGAAGTGTCAATTCGCGCAGAGCGCGGACATTCTCTACATCGCTTCAACCGAGCACCCGCAGAACATGCTCACGCGCCTGTCGGGCTCGACATTCCAGCTTGTGCCCTACACCGGCTACGACGGTCCCTATCTGCCGGACAATACGACGACGACAACGATGAACCCGGCCGGCACCTCCGGCACGGTGACGATCCAGGCGCGCAACGCCACCAACACCGCCGACTCGACCGTCGGCATCAATGGCGGCGTCGGCTTCGTCGCCTCTGACGTGAACCGCTGGCTGTCGCTCAAGTATTCGAGCAAGTGGTACGCGACCAAGATCGTCACGGTCGTCAATCCGCATCAGGTGACGGCGACGATTATCGGCCTGATCGAAGACGACGGAACGCCGGTCACTGACCTGCCCGGATCCGCGCCGACCGGCGGCTGGCGCCTGGGCGCCTGGTGCGACACAACCGGCTATCCCGGCTGCGTTTCCTTCTACCAGCAACGCCTCGTGTGGGCGCGCACCGACACGCAACCGCAAACGCTGTGGATGAGCCGCGCCGGTGTCCTCGACAATTTCGCCACCACCTCGCCAATGCAGGATGACGACGCGCTGACGCTCACGATCCTCGCCGGCGAAGTGAACGCGATCGCCTGGCTGGCGGAAGGCTCCGACCTGCTTATCGGCACCAACGGCGCCATGCGCACGATCGGTCCGGCCGACGCCGGCAAGAATTTCGGTCCGCAGAATTTCATTCAGCGCCGGCAATCGACGTTTGGCTCGCTCGACCTGCAGCCTGTGCAGGTTGCCGAGGTGGCGATCTATCCCGGCTACTACGGGCAAACGCTGCGCGAATTCATGTTTTCGTTTCAGACCAACGGCTACATATCGCCGGAATTGACGATCCTGTCCGAGCATATGTTTCGCTTCGGCATTCGCTCTTTCACCTACGCGCAGGACCGCGATTCGATCATCTGGTGCGCGCTGGGCAACGGCGAACTGGTCGGCGTCACCTACGATCGCGACCAGCAAATCGTCGCCTGCCAGCGTCACCGCATCGGTGGCCAGGTGCTTGGCGTGACCAACAGCGACGACGTCACGGATCCCAACACGCCCTGGGGCATCGTCGAAAGCGTCATTTCGATTCCGGGACAGAACCGCTCCGAGGTGTGGCTGAGTGTGCGCCGCACGATCAACGGCGCCGACGTGCGCCATGTCGAGCGCCTGACGATTCCGTTTGAGCACATGCAGAAAGAGGACGCGGTGTTTGTCGACGCCTCGTTTAGCTACAACGGTGCGCCGGCGAACTCGATTTCCGGGGTCAACTGGTTGTCGAACGAGACTGTCGCGATCCTGGCCGACGGCGCCATTTCGCCAAGCCAGGAGTTGGACGGGACGGGCTCATTCGCGCTCGCCAACGACAAAGAAGCCGGCAAGATCACCTTCGGTCTCAACTACGAATCGCGGGCGAAGACGTTGCCGATCGCGCAGGGCCAGCCGGACGGCACCGGCATCGGCCGGCGCAAGAACATCATCCAGGCGAATATCGACGTCATGGAGACCGGCTACCTCGAGGCCGGATCGCCAAGCGCCAGAGAATTGCAGGTGAAGGTGGGCTTGCGCGGCGTGAGCGATCCGATGGATACAAGTCCGCCGCTGCACGATGGTATCTTCACCTACCGATTCGATCGTTCATGGCGCGATCGGGGCCAGGTGGTCATGAAGACAGACAAGCCCTTGCCGGCTACAGTCCGCTCGATTACGCCCGTTTTTGATTCCGAGCCGTGAGGGGGAGCGAGCTTTGTGCGTAATGGCGCTTGGAATTATCGGCGCGGTCGTTGGAGCCGCCGGATCCCTCATGTCCGGCATGATGGCGGCGCAAGCGTCACAGCAACAAGCCAATGCCTACGCGCGCCAGGCTGCGCTCGAGCGCCAGCAAGCGGCGTTCAATGCTGACCAGCAAGAGGCCAAGGCGATCAAATTGATTTCCTCGCAACGCACGGCGTTCCTCGGCGCCGGCGTCTCGCTGCAGGGAACGCCGACCGATGTGCTCGTCGACACCACGAACCAGACCGACCTCGACGTGCAGGCGATCAAATACAACGGCGAGATAAAAGCGCAGAACTTTGAAATGCAGGCCGCGGCGCTGCGCACCAAGGCACAGGGTCAAGAAATTGGCGGGGTCTTTGGCGCCCTGTCGCCGCTGATCAAGGGTTTCAGCGGTGCCTCTGGTGGCGATTTCAGTTTTGGAGGCTCAACCCAAGTCGCCGATGAGACCTAGCGATGGCAGTCCGCATCCCGACGTATGAGCGTCACGTTCAACTCGACTCGGGTGCGCAGACGATTCCGCGGTTCAGCGCGGACCTCACCCTGGGCAAGGGGCTCAAGGAAACCGGCAGCGCGCTTGCGAGTGTCGCTGCTCACTGGAAGGCGAAGCAGGAGTCCTGGGACAAACTGCAGATGCACCAAAACCTGGCGATGCTTCACCAGGAAATTACCCGCATCACCGCCGAAGAAAATATGAAATTCGATCCTGGCAAGGACACGCTTGGCACCTTGCACGATCGTATCAATGCCCGCGTCGGCGCCGCGGTCCAGCAATTCCAGGCGACCTCGCCGGCGAGCACGGCGAACGAGGCGCGCATCTACGGCACGACGGCGGCGAGCGAAGCCTCGAACGCGGCAGCGTTCCAGGAAAACCAGCGGCGCAACCAGTACGGCAAGCAACAGCTTGATATGATTTCCGGGCAGCTTGCCGCGAGTGTCGCCAAGAATCCGGACAGCCTGCCGACCGCGGTTGCGCAAATGCGCAAGGCGATGACTGACTTGAAGGCGGTCAGTGGTTTGACCGACGCGCAAGTGCGCATCATGGACGACGGCTATCTGAACGGCTTTGCCAAAAAGGCGGCCGAAGGCTTTGCCGCGCAGGGGCGCCAGGAAGTCGGCAAGATCGTTCTCCAGCAATTTGTCCAGGACCGCAAAGCCGAGGACGATGCGCGAACGCCGGCACTGCCGCAGCCGGGAAACCAGCCGGGCCAGCCGGGAGCGCCGGCACAACCGCCGGCCGCCGGCGGCAAGCGCTCCGATGTGCTCAACCAGAATCGCATTGCCGAGATTGACAAGATCCCGGCGGTGAAGGCGGCGATCGAAAAGGTCGCAGCGGAGACGGGCACGGATCCGAACCTGTTGAAGGTGGCGGCCTCGATCGAAAGCAGCGGCGACCCGACACAGCGGACCGGCAAGCACCAAGGGCTTTTCCAACTCACCAAGGCTGAGTTTGGAATGCACGGCGGCGGCGACATCAACAATCCGGAAGACAACGCCCGCGCCTTTGTCGGCGTTCTCGAGCGCAACAAGGAGCAACTGACGCAAGCCCTGGGCCGCGAGCCTTCGCCGCAGGAGCTTTATCTGTCGCACAATCAGGGCGTTACCGGCACGATCGCGCACCTGAAAAACCCCGATCAACCGGCCTGGAAAACCATGCTGGACACGCCCGAGGGCCAGCAAAAGGGCGAGGCCTGGGCCAAGCAGGCGGTGAAGGGCAACGTGCCGGCCGATGTGCTCCGGCGGGTTTACGGTGGCGATGAGACGGCGGTCTCCTCGCGCGATTTGACCGCCATCAAGGGCACCCAGGTCGCCGGCGGCGGCATCGACCAGGCAATCAGCGATGCGCGCACCCAGGCGCCGCCACCTCCGGACCAGCGCACGGTTGTCGCCTCGGCCGATGGCAGCGTCATTTCCGACACCTCGCAGCCACCGGCCTATGTCGGCGGCATGAATATCGGCGGCCAACCGACACAGGCGCCGACCATTGCCGGCTACAAGGCCGCATCGACGGTGAAGCTCGACGAAGCCGGCGCGCATGGTTTCCAGCGCGGCGGCGTTTCCGTGGCGCCCTGGTTGGTCGACAGCGTTCGCGAGGCGGCGAAGACCTTGCCGGAGGGCTACACGGCGAAGGTGATTTCGACGGTGGATGCGCGCGCAACCGGGACGCGCTGGCACCCGACCGGGCGGGCGATCGACATCCAGATCTACGATCCGGCCGGCAAGCCGATCCCGAATGTTGGGCCACCGAGTACGCCAGGCTGGAGCCTCTACGAAAATATGGCTGCAGCGGCAAAGGCTTATGCGGCGGACAAGCACGGCAAGGAAATGACCTGGGGCGGCCATTTCAATTCCGGGACGCCGTTTGACCGGATGCACTTCCAGGTCGGTGGTGTGGAGGGCGGCGGATCCGCGCGCAACTTCACCCCCGAACAGATCCAGGCCGGCCGGCAGGCGATGCAAACCGTGCAGCAAGGCGGCACGGTCCAGGTTGCCGGACCAGGGGCGCCGACGGGCGCGGTGACGCCGGCGATTAGCCGCTGGGACCAGCTTGGGATCACCCTCAACAATCAACTCGACGGCAGCACCATGAAGGCGGCCGGCATCAACCAGGCGATGCAGACCTCGCTCAAGGGCCGCGTGACGGCCGACATCAACGCGACCCAGCTAAACGGCAAGGGCGTTCAACTACCGAAGGAATTGCAGGACTACTACAAGACGCCAAGTCCGGAACTGACTTACGACCTGATTGCCAACAAGCTGGGCACCGGCGCGGCGATCGCCTGGCAACAGAACAAGGATTACGCACAGAAGATCTACAACGGCGGCGCGCACATGGAAGATATGCCGCGCTCCGGGATCCTCGAGCGATTGAAGTCGATCACGCCGGATCCGAACTCGCCGTACGTCGACGACCAGACCAGGGTCTATAACGCGGTCCTCAAGAAAGCGCAGAAGATCGAATTCGATCGCAACTCCGATCCGGCCGGCTATGCCGACAAGGATCCGGTTGTGCAGCAAGCGCTCCAGGATGCGTTGAAGAACCCCAACGACCAGTCGAAGATCACCGCGCTCGTCGAGGCGCGCATGAGCCGCCAGCGGCAATTGGGCATTCCCGAAGCACTGCAAACGCCGATTTCCAACGACCAGGCGAAGGTCCTGGCCCAGCCGTTGCTCGATCGCGCCCGGCCGAATCGCGACACCGCCGCGGCCGAGGTGGCGAACAACGTCATCGCCTCTGTTGGCAAGGCCGCCGCCGCTGGCGTCCCCGACCTGGCGCACCGCGCCCTGCAGACCGTGTTGAAGCAGAAGAACATTACCGACAACCAGGCCGCGCAGACCGCCGACGCCCTGGTGGCAGCGCAACAGCCGCCGCCGGTGCCGCTGTCGACGGTGAAGCCGGAAAAGCTTGGCATGTTCGTCTCGCCGTACATGGCGAAGGAGGGCTACTACGACATCATGGGCGCCCCGTCCCTGATTGGCGCGCCGCCGCCGCCCGACGAATACGCCGACAATCCGCCGGCGGAGTCGGCCGCGTTCAAGCCGGGCGGCCGCTACATTCCGGCCGCGCACATCAAGACACTGCTCGAGGATCCGACGCTCGCCGACGTGTTCGAGCAGGGCTCGCCGGAGCGGCCCGGCTACGGACCTGGATCCGCCAAGTATTTCCTCGAGGGCGGCAAGAACGTACCGACGTCTTCGTCGCTGACCACGCCGACGCCGGATGCGGCCGCGGATCCATTGAGCGCGCCGCCGCCTCTGCCGCCGCAACCTGATCCGCTGTCGATGGTGCCGCCGACACCCGAGGAGGACCAGACCACGCCCGAAGGTGCCCCCTAATGGCCGACGGTGATCCTGGCGATAGCGGTTTTACGCTCCCGATCGCGCCGGGCGATTTTTCCGAATCCGTCCCTATTCCGCCGGAGAAAGGACCGCCGTCCGGACCGAAGGCAGATCCCTTTCTTCCACTGACACCGGCCCAGGAGCGCGATGAGCGTTTTCGCCTCAATTTTGAGGCGGCCAACCGCAAGACATTGCTGGGCTCGAGCCTGGCGGCGGGCGCCGCCGACCTGGCCAAGGGCTTCACCCCCGAACAGAAAGCCAATTTCCAGTCCGACGTGCAGCAAGGCGTGAACGCCTCCGGCGCGGAGCTTCCGGTCGACCTGTCGAGCGCCGAAGACGTCAACTTCGACGCGATCCAGAACAACGCCAAAGACCGCCTGGTGAAAATGCAGGCCGATCAATTGGCCTACGAGAACATGCCGGCCTTCAAGGGCATCGCCGAAGGTGCCTATTCCCTGGGCGGGCAATTGCTGGGCGCGACCTTCTCGCCGGAAAACATCGCCTTTCCCGAGGTGAAGCTTGGCAACGCCGCCTGGCGCGCGGCGCACCCGCTCATATCGTCGGTGATCGGCTACGGCGTGGGCCAGGCCGCGATCCAGGGCTTCGCCAATCCGATCGTGCAGAACCAGGAAATTAAGGCCGGCCTGCGCAAGGAATACGATCCGACCGAGGCGAGCCTCGCCTTCCCGGAGGGCGCGGCATTCGGCGGCGCCCTGGCCGCGCTGCACTACGGCGGCGCCGCGCTCTACCGTTACGGCGCCAAGTCGCTCGAGCGCTACATGGTCGACGGCATCGTGCACGGCCCGTCGCTGACGCCCGAGGTCAAGCCGGCGATCGCGCCCGAGGTGCCGAAGGCGCCCGCGGACACCTTCGAGATTCATGCGCCGCCGCAGACGGCGGCGGAGCGGCCGGTCGCCGGGCTTATGGAAACCCCGCCCGAGGGCACGACCAGGCTTTACCGCGCCCAGGGCCAGCACGACGGCGAAGCCAAGCAACTCATTTTCAAGACAGAGCAATTTCCCGGCGCCACCGAATTCATCGACGTGCCCGACCAGGTCGCCGCACAGATGGCGAAGAACGAGGTTGTCTCCCTGCCGGCGGACTACGCCAGCGGCCGGCAACCGATCCCCGATGAGGTGCGCACTCACCCGACCGGCGAGCCGGTGGTGCCGCCGGCGCCCAAGCCGGAAGGGCCCAGCGTTTTCGAGAACCTCACCGATTTCGACAAGACGATCGCCGCGGCGCGCAAGGGCGAACCGCAAGGCTTCACCGATTGGGTGCGCTCGCAGGGCGGCCTCGACAAGAAAAGCGCCGGCCTCGATGGCGGTGAATTCGAGTCGATTTTCGGCACCAAGACAAAGCCCGACCTGACCCGATCGGCGGCCAAGGGTGGCAAGTCGCTCGAGAAGATCCTCGAGGCGGCGATCCAGCAAAAGCGTTTGCCGGAAGGATCCACACTCGAGGACGTCAAGGCGATCCTCAAACGCGAGAACAAGGGCGAAAAGATCTATCACCCGGCGGAGGCGGGACACGCGAAGCTCGATCCAAAACTGGTCGAGGCAAGAGACAATGTCGACGTCTCACTGAAAGAAATTGACCAGCATCCCAGCCAATTCAAGAGCAAGGCCGACAAGGCAATGCAGCGCGACATTCGCAATCGCGCGATCGAAATTCACTACACCGAAGACGTGCACCCGGAAGTCGCGATCGACCGGGCCATGCGGGAAATGGATCAACATGCAGCAGCGAACGCCGGAAAACGATTTGACCCAGCAACAGCCGGAGACGACGCCAACATCCTCCCCGGATTCGATACTGAGCCCGGAGCAGCACCTCGCCCGGGCGAGCCAACTGGAGCAGTGGGACCCGGAGAACGCGCCGCTGGCGCGGGCGCACCGGAGGGCGGCGGAGGCACAACTCCGTCGGCAACGGAAAGGGGAATCGCAAACCGACTAAAGGGCATGGCTGGCCAGGGCGTCTCGGTCGCTCCTGGACAGACGCGCCCCGGCGCCGGCGTGGCGAGTGCAAACCATGTCGGCCCGCTGACGCCGGTGGAAAACCTGCAACAGATGATGCGGCGGATTTCCGACAAGCTGCAATTGACCGTGCGCATGGGGACGAACAAGCCTGGCGCGCTGGGCACCTACGATTTCAAAACCGGCATTGCCCGCGTCAAGTCGGAGGGTCCGGACACTGTCGCCACCTGGGCGCACGAGCTTGGCCATGAAGTCGAAAACCGAATGCAGGTGCGCGACAAGAACGGCACGGTGATCAAGGATCCGGTCGGCGATCTGATCAACGCCAACCCTGCCAGCATGAAGGCGTTTGCCGGCCGGATGGGCGAAGGCCTCGAGGGGCGCAATCTCAACTCCGAGGGCTTCGGCGAATTCATGTCCGGCTATATCACCAACCGCGGCAAGCTCGAGCGCACGGATCCGCGCTTCGTCAAGGATTTCCGCGAAATGATGGCGCGGGAAGATCCGGAATTGCTCAAGACGCTCGACGACGCTCATGCGTCATTCATGGCCTACAACGCGCAACCGTCCGGCCTGGCCGTCGACTCGATGATCGTGACGCACGGCGAGGTGCCGAAAGCGCCGGTGAATGATCCGCTGCAGCGTGGCCCGGTGGCGCAATGGTTCTCGAATTTCTACTGGAATTACGTCAACCGGCAGCATCCCTTGCAGGTGGCGTTCCGCTACCTGGCGGAAGCGTACGAAAAGAAACACGGCAAGCTTCTCGATCTGTCGCCGGACCAGGATCCACGCCTGCTTGCGCAAGTGCTGGGCGATGCGGGCTTCCAGAAGACGGTCATGGATCTGACGCACGGCATTCAGGACATGCGCAGCCTGACGCCGGAGGGCCCCTCTGTTTTTGAAATACTGCGCAAGGTCACCTCTGACCCGCTGACCGGCAAGGAAGTGGCAACAGCCGCGGAATTCCTTGCCCGGCGCAAATCCTTCGACGGCTACCTGGTTGCCCGGTGGCACACGCAATTGCGGCGGCAAATGTCGAACGGCGAAATTGAATTGTCGCGAATGCCGACCGGCATGACCGACGGCGATGCGGCGTTAAAAATTGCCGAGACGGAGGCACTGCACCCGGATTGGAAAGACCTCGCCGAAGAATGGTATGCGGCGCAAAAGATCGCCGCCAAGCTCGAGCACGAGAACGGATTGCGCTCGACGCAGTCCTACGCGGACATCATGCACGAGCGAAACCACGAGTTTGTGCACCTCTATCGCGACATGCGCGGGATCACCGAGGAGTTGGGTGTCGGCGGTCCGGAATTCCGCGGCGACAAAAATCTCGAAGACCTGGGGATGTTCAAGCGCGAAGGCAGCGGCCGCGACATTCGATCGCCGACCGAAAGCTTCATGACGCGCCTCGCCGCCATCAACGACGCCTCGCACCAGAACATGGTCGTGCGCGCACTGCGCGACCTGGTTGCGCGTGTCGGCGGCAAGGAAGGCGGCCGCATCGCGGAAATGATTCCCAACGCGCAATTGCGCGCCCTCGACATCAACGTCGAGGAATCGGTTTACCGTGCCGCGATCGCCAAGGGCTGGATGGAGGAAGACGCCAAGAGCCTGGTGCGCGACCTGCAGCACGAATTGGGCCCGGACATTTACACCAAGCTCTATCGCCAGGAATCGATCAAGGCCGGCAACCGGCCGATAATCTTCGGCTGGGAAAACGGCGAACGCTTCGCCATGCGATTGCCCGACGGCGAATTCGGCCGGCAGCTTGTCCAGACGATGGATTCGATCGGCCCGAAGGGCATGGCGGCCTGGGCGCAAGCCGGCGGTCTCGTCGTCGACGCGCTGACAATGTCGTCGCAGACGTTGCGCGCCGGCGCCACCGGGACGCCGACCTTCATGGCGAAGAACCTGCTTCGCGATGCGTTCATGCAATACCTGCTTGTGCCGGAGGCCGGCGTCGAAAGCCTGGGGATGGTCAATGCGATCCGCGGCGGCCGCTCGTATCTCCTGGGCGATGATTTCTACCGCATGTATCTGTCGACCGGCGGCATTCGCGGCGGTGTCGGCGCCGCCGGTTTGAGCCGAAGCTCGCAACAGGTTGAATTCGAGCGGCAGATCAAGCGCTTTGAGGACGCGAGCGCCGGCATTACGAAAAGCAAATTTAATCCGTCCGACCTGCAGCAATCGCGCTCCGACATGGCGCAAGCGCTGGGCGCCGCCGGCGTCGAGCCGCACAAGATGGTCTGGATCGGCAACATCAAGGAGGCCATGTCGCGCCTGGAAATTTCCGAGACCGCCGGCCGCGTCGGTCTGTTTCGTGCCGTCTATGAGCAGAACATCGCCATGAAGCGCGACCCGCGTTACGCGATGCTCGACGCAGCACAAAAGGCGCGAGACTTCATCGACTACGGGCGCATGGGCTCAAAGATGGAAATGTGGTCGCGCATGGTGCCGTTCCTCAATGCCAACGTGCAGGGCATCGACAAGTTTATGCGCACCTACGGCACGGCCATGTTCGGCAAGCCGTTGACGGTGGCGGAAAAACAGTATCAGCAAGCGTTGCAGCAAGCGCTCCTGCCGCGGCTCACCGCGCTCGCCGCAATCAGCGCCGGCATAACCTACGTTTGGCAGGACGACCCGGTCTATCAGCGGCTCTCCGTGCAACAGCGCTCGCAAAACTGGATCTTTCGGGTGCCGTTTCTCAAGTCGGGCACCTATGACTTGCTCGGCGGCGGCAAGGGAGAATTGCCGCAGGGGATGCAAGGCGCCTGGATCTTCATCCCGAAGCCCTGGGAGCCCGGCACGGCGTTCAACCTGGCGGAGAAAGCGGTCGAATTCCTCGGCAGCGGTGATCCGAAACACGCCACCGATTTCCTCAGGTCGATCCGCTACACATTCAGCATTCCCAACCCGCTCGAATTGCCGCTCGTGCGCACGGCAAGCGGGCTTGCCTCGAACTACGACGATTTCTTCCAGCGGCCGATCGTGCCGCAAAGCCTGCAAGGCCTGGCGCCGCACATGCAGGCAAACGAATACACCAACAAATTCTACGTCGCGCTCGCCCGCGGCATGAATATGGTTTGGGACTCGCAGGACGCGCGCAAGTGGTTCCGCGATAACATTCCGGTGGTCGGCGCGATGATCGGCGCCGCCTGGTCGCCGATGGAAGCGCAGTATCTCATGCAGGGCGCGTTCGGCGACTGGCCGCGGGAGTTGGGCGGCATCGGCGGCATCGGTCGATCGCTGATCAACGGCCTCTCCGGGCAAGACGCGAACTTCAAGATTTCCGACGTGCCGGCGTTGCGCGCCTTCGTCAAAGACAGGATGGCGATGGGCGAACCGATGAACGAACTCTACAACCAGATCGGACAGAACAACGGGCGCCTCACGGTCGCCAACAAGTCATTTGGTGCCTACGTCAAGAACGGCGACACCTCCGGGGCGCGCACCTATTTCGATTCGCTTGACGACAGCCAGCGCGACTATGTGCGCATCCACCAGGTCGACGGCGGTCCGATTTCCAAGGTCCTGGCGCCGGCGGACCGGGCCTCGGCGCTCGCCTCGGTGACGCGCACCCTGAAAAACGGCCTTCTCCTCGAGGGCGGCCTGCCGACGATCCGGGATCCTGGCACTCGCATCAAGCTCGAGGAGGGCAAACGGGACGCGCTGATCCAGGTGATCAACGAATATACGGCGACGGAAGCGCGCAACAGCCTGATCGTGCAGGGTGCGCCCGGCTACAAGTATCTGCCGATCGTCGACACCAAGCCGTACATGGACACGATCAACAAGATGGATCCGCGGGTGGGCGCCGAATTGAGCGCGCAACTGGCGCGGTCGAAAGTCCTGCCCATCGAGACAATTGAGAAGTTTTGGCCGCAGGCCCAGCGTATTCTCAGGGCCGGCGAATCGGTCAACCCGAATCAGCTTGCCACTCAGATGAAGCAATTGAGCAACCAGGCCGCCTCGCAGGGATTTGAAGGTGGTGGTAGGAGAAGCGGTCGCAGCGCGGTCGACGCTGGGGGTGTTGTCGTCAAGAAAGGCAAGGCGGCGCCGGTAGCCTTGCCGAGGGAAGCGCAGCAATAGGGAGATTTCCCAATGACCGTTACTGCAGCCGAAGCCAGAATCGAGTACGCCGGCAACGCCTCGACCACGGTGTTCACCTATCCCTATCAATTCTTCCAGGCCGACGACCTGGACGTTTGGTTGTTTGACGACACGACCGGCGACGGGGTGCAACAGGTTCTCAACACCAATTACACGGTCAGCGGCGCCATGAGCCCGACCGGGGGCAATGTAACATTCATGGTCGCGCCGCCGGCCGGCCATACGGTCATCATCATCAATTCGCCCGACATCGTGCAGACGCTTCACTACGTCAACGCCGACGATTTCCCGGCCGACAGCCACGAGCAAGGGCTCGATCGCCTCACCAAGATCTGCCAGCGGCTTTCCGATCGCATCGACCGTTCCGTGCGGGCGCCCGACTATGCGCCGGAGGACGACGTCCCCGACGCGGATACCCTGGTCGACCTGGTCAACCAGGCCAAGGCCGCCGCCGACAGCGCGCAATCCTCCGAGGAGGACGCCGGCAACTACGCCTCTGCCTCACAGAATTCGGCCAATGCCGCGCTGACGGCACAGAACAACGCGCAGTCTTCCGCCTCTGCCGCCGCGTCTTCGGCGACCGCTGCGGCGAATTCGGCGACCGCGGCCCAGGTCGCCAAGATCGTTTGGCGCGGCCCGTACGCGGCCGGCACCACCTACGCCAAGAATGACGCGGTCCAGGAAGCCGGCTCCTCGTGGGTCTCGCGCTCGGACGGCAATACCGGACATACGCCTTCGGGAAGCATCGGCACCTTTTGGGATCTGATGGCGCAAAAGGGCGTCGACGGCAGCGGCGGCGCCGGCGGTGGCGACATGCTGGGCTCCGCCAACCTGGCGCAAGGTCCTGGCGGTGTGGCGAACAGCGCCCTTGCCCGCACCAACCTGGGGCTTAAGGGCGCCGCGGTTCTCGACGTCGGCACCACGGCCGGCACGGTTGCCGCCGGCGACGACGCCCGTCTTCTCGCGGTTGCGAACAAAGCCGATCTGGCCTCGCCGGCTTTCTCCGGCAATCCGACCGCGCCGACCCCTCCGGCCAACGACAACGACACAAGCATCGCAACGACCGCGTTCGTACAGGGCGCGGTCCCGGCGCCGGCGACCGCGAATCCGCTGCAGGCCGGTACGGCGGCGCCGGGCACCTCCCTCAAGTTTGCGCGTGAGGATCACATTCACCCGGTCGACGTCACCCGGGCACCGATCAATTCGCCAGGCTTTACCGGCAATCCGACTGCGCCAACACCGTCGCCCGGCGACAATGACACCTCGATCGCCACCACGGCCTTCGTCACCGCGGCGATTGCCGCCAGCGGTTTGCCGCTGTCGCAACGTGTCGGGACGTTCGCCAATGAGGATTACGCCGTCACGCCGACCGCACTGCCGTTCACGACCGTCATCATGCAGGACGGCTCGATGCGGACCGCAGGAAACCCAACCGCTGGAAACCCTGACTACGCCAACCCTAGCTGGGGTGGCACCACACTTGCCGATCTTCGCCGGGTCACGTTGCCCGCTGGCCTGCTCGGCACACCGCAGAAGATCGTGCAGAATTATCTTTCGACCTTCGTCATCACCGACCAGGGTGACGTTTGCTGCTGCGGCTACAATAACGGCGGCGAGCTTGGCCTCGGCAACCAGGTTGCTACGGCAACCCTGACGCTGTTGCCGGCGACCAACATCGGACCTCGGTCTGCGGGTGGCGTGTCACGGCGCATTGTCGAAATTGCGGTGGCGCGAAGCGTCGACAGCAACACGACGACGCAACTAACGACGCTGTTCCGCTGCGCCGACGGTACGCTGTGGGCGGCGGGCTACAACCAGGTCGGCTCCTGCGCCCAGGGCAACACGACGACACCACAGTCGACGCTCGTGCAATGCAAGAAGACCGGCAGCGTCCTCGTCACCGACGCGGCGAAGCTGTGCGTTGACACCGGCAGCACCAACGGATGCTCGTGCGCCTACATCGACACATCGGGCAAGGTGTGGTTGTGCGGTGCGCTGAACAACGGCTCGTGGGGACGCAACACCACGACCGGCTCGCAGACGTTGTTCAACCAGCCGATGACGACAAGCGACATTGGCACGAGCGATCTGCCGCCGGCATACGTCGCGACTGACGTGCAGTTCATGACGTTCCAGACCACCTATGTCCTATGCGCTGACAAGAACGTCTATGCCTTCGGCTTCGGCACCTCGGGCAACATCGGCAACGGCGCCTCGGTGCAAGTCTCTGTCCCGAAAAAAGTCGGTGGCGCGGTGGCGGGTACGGTGCAGGGCAACATCGAGCGCATGTTCGCCCTGAACTTCCGCAATGACGCGCAGAACAATGCGGTCATGATCCAGCTAACGAGCGGGGCCTGCTACTTCTGGGGCAACTGCGCCAACAACGCCACCGCCTGTACGGCGACCGGCATACAGAACAGCCCGCAGGTCGGCCTCGGCCGGCTCGCCGCCGGTTGCCCGGTTGTCAACAGGATCATCGCCGGTCAGTCGGCGTCGACATCGCCACAAGCCTGCATCATTGCGCTGCTGGCCGATGGAACGGCGTACTGCTGGGGCAGCGGGCGCACCGATTTCTCTGGCAGCGCGATAACTTCTTCATCAACGCCGATCCAGGTTGTCATCCCCACGCGCCCAGGCAACCCGGCGGTGGCGAAGATCGCCGGCGGTTCTTACTACAACGCATCAGGCACAGGAGCCGCCTATTCGTTCCTCGCCGTCACATGGGCCGATGGCTCGGTGATGGGATCGAGCTTCTGGTCGTATCCATGCGGCCCCGGCGGCATTGCGGTGCCAAACACCGCGTTTGCAGATTGGGCATTCATTGTCAGGTAGAGGAGAAAAACCATGACAGACGAAAAGACCGAAACGAAAGCCGGCATCGAGACGCAGGCAACGCGCAATCCAACGCTGGCCCCGCAGTGTCCGGCTTCCGGCACCAACCAGACGAAGGACACAGTGCGCCGCTATCACACGCGCTATCAGCGAAAGCAGACCTATCACTACCACCATGCGCCTTGAGAGCCTGGCGATTTGGGTCCTGCTCCTGGTCGGCTTCGCCGTCGTGCTCTCGAGCGACGTGCGGATCTTCGCGCAGCCGGCGGTGCCGGCCTGTGTCACCGACGAGGAGCGTGTCCTCATCCGGCGCATGGTGCTGCAATCTGTCGACCTGGCCATGACAGACCACATGAAAAGTCTGTTTGCGACATGGCTCAAGGATCCGACGCACCAACCGCAACGCG